GTCTTTATGCTCGGTGATTGTACAGAAACCCATCTTTTCCAAAGTTCGATAGTCAATTCCGTCTTGTCGTTCCTTATTTTCAATACTTCCTGAATGGTTCCAAGGGATAAAAGAATGTTGATAAAGAAAGAATTTTGGTTGTCCTCTCCGATCAAAATAGGGAAAAACAAAACCGAAGGCAGTATTATCTGAAAATTGAGAATAATCAAAGCCAATATAAACTTCTCGATTATGCATATCGAATTTCGGAGTAATAGATTCTTCTACATTCTTTAAGGACAAGTAACTATCAATCGAAGCCTGCAGCCAAATATTTAATGATTTGTTTTGAAAAGCAAATAAGTTACCAGCTAAACTATCAGCATCCTTTTCGGTCTTTAAATCCCGTAACATCTTGTCATGCTTTTCTGGCATATCCAATAACGGATTGGCTTTAATCCACATTTCAGGTTTTTCTGTTTCACTAATGTTATCAATTGCCCAAATTAAGCAAAGATAGGTATCACCATCACGTTTCCAATCTTTTTCCATCGATTCAATAATGTGCTTCTCGTCACGATGAAAAGGAACGGTACTATCTGGATAAGCAGTTGATATTTGAATAAATTGTTTGTTATCAACATCAATCTGTCCTGATGTTATTTTAGAAATTTTATCAACGTCAGAAATTGCAGGATCAGCAAATTCATCCCCAATAGCAGTTTTGAAATGGAATCCATCATATTGCCCAGAATCCCAAGTAATGGCTCTTAATTTATTATCGTGTTCAGACATGACAACCATGTCCGACTGTGTAGCTAATGACTTTAAATTAATACCATCTTCTTTTCCCAAAGATTTCCAAGGTTCGCGATTCAAAATCAATCGAAGCATGGTTTTAACATATGAAAGAATTTTGCTAGTCTGCTTAAAATTCTTTGAGGTTACTAAGTAATCCTGACTAGATTGGCCAAGCGATTCAATCAAGAAACTATAAATGATAATAATTGCCATCAAGTAAGTTTTTCCTTGATGACGAGCTTCTGAAATGATCGCTCTGGCAAAACGCTTGTCTCCACCCTCACTGCGCCAGCCTATCAATTGAGCCAAACTGAACTCCTGAAAAGGCATCAATTTAACCGGTTTTAAAGTCTTAACTTCTGGACATTGAGCGGCAAAGTTCAATATTGCTTTAACTTCATCAATCGAATAATGATATGGAAAATCTTTTGTATCTTGTCTTTGCAAATCTCTTAAATGCCGAAAACAGGCAAGCTTCATGTAGTAACCAGTTATATATTTACCATCCAAAACATCAAAAGCATATTTGGTGCCAGGATCTTGATAATCTTTTCGAATCTGGGAAAAATCAATTGATTTATAGGCACCGATAACATCATGTGTTTTTGTTAAGTCAATTCTGATTTTTCTCATCTCCTTTCAAATATCAGCCACCTTTTAAGAATTGTTTGATCTGCTCGGCAGTAGAAGGCTTGTCGGAATTATCTTCCGGAATTTTTAAATCTAAAAGCTCTGCACGCCCTTTAGGCGTTAAACCAAGCTCACTGCCAAGAGCCTTTAATTTAACCGTTGAAGCATCGAGAATCTGCGTGGCAGGATTTCTCTTAAAGCCAAGACTGTCGTGAGCAATAATTTTACCCGTGACCGGATTGACAACTGTTTTTATGATTGGATTCAAAGCACCATTTTTATGAATATGATCATAGGCTTCACGCATCATCTGATAATTGATACAAAACGCTTCAACCATTGTTTTGTCCATTTCATTAACTGTTGGATCGGATTTTATCAACGGAACTAACCTTCGCCACATGTATCTTGCTGTTCCTGTCAAATAACTAGGTGGCTCGTCAGGCAAATCTTTAATTTTTGTAATGATGGTCACCTTCTTTCGTTTTAGGGTTGGAATAAGCAGTAGTTTTGAGCTATTTTCATAAACAAAAACGCCTTAACCGCATGTCTTAGGCGTTGATAGACCCCCCTATAAAAAAGTTTTAAAAATCTTGTTTTGACATGAAATGACCCCAATGTGTGCGCTCTTCCTGAAGCCAAACATGGGCGGGGGTAAATTTTTTTAGCGTATTCGGTATTTTATATTTAAAATTTTTAACGCTCTTAAAACGCAATTTTTAAACGATTAAAACTATCTTTAAAATCTAAATGAGGGTAACTTAAGACCGGTTGGATTTCCCTACGCTTTTGGTATTTGATCGAGATGATTCATGTAATAATCAACTAGCTTCACTTCCGTAATTGGATCAACATCGTTGCGTCCTACGCCATCACTTGAACCATAGTAAACCGATTCGAACTTATCCTTTTTATAATGGCATTCAGGACAAATCACATCAAGATTATCAGCATCATCTGCTTTGCTTGGATCAAATGTAATCGGCACACAATGATCAACAATCTTTGCTGGCTTTACTCGACCTTCGGATAAACAATACTGGCAAAGATAATGTTGCTTATCTAAGACGACTCGTCTTAACCCTTGCCATTCTTTGCTGTGATAAAACTTTTCTTGTGCGTCTTTGATTTTGTTAGCATGCCGATTGATCGCATTGTAATGACGGGAATAACCACGCTCGTGCGTGCCATGATATTTCATGCGTGACTTCAAATAATCAGCTTCCAATGCTCGATGTTGTTCACAATAATAATGATCGATGGTAACTAGGTTATGACAATTTGGGTATCTACATGTTCGTACTGCTGGCATTCATTCAATCCTTTTCGAATTGTCTTTATAAATCTTCTTTACTTCACCGTGATCAAGGTATTCAATATCAATCCACCGTGGTTGACCAACAGTTTTGTCACGATTGTATTCGTAACTAATGTATTCGATTTCTTTTTTAATGCCATCAACAAATACTTCTGGTTCATTCAAATTATTAAAGCGAACTTGAATATGCTCGTGTTTATTTGGGGATGAAATATCCTCGTTGTTATTAAATGGAACAATCATTTAATCACCCACCTTTCATCACAATTGAATCCGTTTCTAATTGCTGCTTGTAATTCAACTTCGTTAATCTTTGTTGGCACGTTTGTTAATTCTGCTTGACCATATAAAAAACCAGAGCAATAACAATTTAAGCTCTGGTTATATAAATAGAATTCTTTGATGTCCACAATCGAATGGTCTTTGCCATACACATCAACGAATATTAATGGTGGATATTTATTCAATTGTTTAATTTGTTTATTCATAATATGTATGCTGAGTTTACCGACATGACAGCTTTCGTCTGGTTTATAGTTTTCCTTCTATATATAATGAATAGCTTTTAAGGTGGAATCATCAAATTCAAAACATTCCATCTTCTTGGTTGCCATCGTATAACCGTTCTTGCTTTCATAAGGATCAGTTGTTTTAAATGTACCGACTTGGTGTTCAACTAAACCAAAGTCATCATTTACAACTTCTTTATGAAAATGTCCATATAATGCCATTCTGTAAGTTGATTTAGCCCAAATATCAGGCGCTTCAGTCGCAAATAACATTGGTGCTTTAGTTTTACCCGCATGACCATGCAAAGCGATAATACCGATTGATTTTCCAACCATAAACACTTTGCGATAATCGTTATTAACTTCTATATCCATGTGTGGATATTTAACACGCAACATTTCTTCAAACATGAAACCAGTGGTTTCGTCATGGTTAGCATTTATATCGAACATGTGCATTTCATCAGAATATTTATAAGATTCCTCGACAATCGGAAACATGAATTTTTCAGCATCTTTTACAGCTTGTACAAAATCAATTGGATCTAATTCTGTGCCTTTAGTTGTCTTAGAGGAATTTAAGGCATCGGAATGCAACAAGTCATTTAATTGAACTATCCAAATCTGTTTCCATCCTTCATGAATCAAAGCTATCAAATCGTTAAAATGATCTTCAATATCTTCGAATTTGGTAATCCCAAAATGAAAATCAGAACAAGCAATAACCAAATTGTGTTTACCAGAAATACCGGTTTTGATTAACTTGATTGGCTCGATCTTTTCATTGAACAATTTAATCAAGTCATCAGTAGATAAATCGGACTGTGTTTTTGGTTTAATTGAAATCTTGAACTGGAAATTCCACTTTGGTGCTTCATTGGCAGATGTAACAGTCCATTCATTTGGATGTGCTGAAACAAGTATCCATTTATCAGGATCGTAACCGGCATATTTAAGAATTTGCTTTGGACTTTTCTTTTTCTTGTCCCTGAAGCTCATATAACGATAAGTAATACGTGCATTACGAATTGTTTCATCATCGTTATAATCAATATCTTGTTCTACTGATTCTTTCTCGTTACCATCAACTTTTTGTATATTTCCGTGATCACCATTTGAACGATTGCCGCGACTAAAATGATGATCAGTACAAACGTGTTTCACAGCGTTTTTAGTAACGAATAAGCCATCGTTTTCGAGTTTTTTTGCAATTTGGGCGTTTGTATAACCGCTATGACAAAAATCTTCAACTTTGTTTAATAGTTCCGGTGTCCAATTCATTTATGTACTGACTTTCTATGCATTCTTCTTAATTCACTCTTTTGCTGACGCTTCACAACTTTCATTGCATTAATAATTTCTTGTGGAACTCGATAATCGTTGTTGCTATTTAATTCATCGATTTTGTCTTCTGAAATATTTGATTTTTTATGTAAATTAAAAGCAATCACAAATAATGCGATTGCCACAATGAATGCTATGAATTTCATGTTTTCTCCTAAATAAAAACACCATTTAAGCGTTTAAGAATACAATTTATTTGTTTTAAAAAAATTTGGAAGGATTATGATGCAAATATTAACAGTAATATCTACAAGTGTAACCGCTGCAACAGCAATTATTTCAATAGTAATATCAGTGATAACCTTACGACGATCAAAGAAAATTCAAGAATCAGATTCTCGTCCATATATTAGTGGATTCCTAAAAACCGTTGAACTGCCCAAGGAAACTTCTGCTCAATTTCTAACAATTCAAAACTTTGGTAAAACAAGTGCAACAATAAAAGAAATCAGTTTATCCGAAGATGCCAAGAAAATAAAAGATTTGATTCCTGCAGAGAAACGTTTTGATGGACTAAAAAACTTCGTTCTAGCACCAAATCAAAAAGTTTCTTTCATAACCTACAGGCTTGAGAACACGCCGCTAAAAAAAGAAATTAGTAACGATCAAAATAAAATAACTGAGATTAATATAAAGTATATAGATCAATTTAATAAAAATTTCGAATACAAAGGCAAATTAAATTTTAGATTTGGAGAAATGGAAGGTTATTTAACAACGGGATATAATTTTTCTGGTTCACATGATGCAGATATTAAGTCAAAAGAACAAATTGCGACTAATCTTGAAGATATTAGACAAGCAATTTATCGTTCTTTATATTAAAAAGCTAGTTGTTAAACTAGCTTTTCTAATACTGCGGGTTGAAACCCTGTTAAATTGCCTTTATCAGTGATTATAAACGGCAACCTTTCAACACCAATTCTTTTTAAATGGTTAATGGCGTTTTGGTCGTTCGTTGTGTTAATTTCCTGATAATCGATATTGTGTGTTCAACCAGCGTTTAGTCATTCTGCATTGAACACAATTTTCTTTCGTGTAAACTATCATTTCCTTAATTCTTCAACGATACTAATATCTCACTAGAACGTCTACACAATGTCCAGTGTTTGTACTGGATTTGTGCTGACTTTGTCTGCCCCACTAAGCACCAAGAAAGTCTCAACTCTAAATCCTTTATGATAACCATATCGAATTGCAAGTTGTAACATGGCTCTATCCATAATTTCATTGGCGCGTTGTCGAGAAGACAGATTAAGAATTGTACAAATATTCGTCCACTTCATATCATGAAATTCATTTGAAATGAAATAATCGATAAAGATTGTTCGGTATAAAGCGTTCATCTCTTTAAAGACCTGCAAATATACGGCAAATTCTGTTCTAGCATCAATGGCTTTTTCCAGTTTGATTTCTTGTGAGTTATCAGCATGACCGCCTTTTGGCATATCTGACCAGATGACAGACTTAAGATCATCAGAAGAACTGCCAGCTTGCTGCATTAATTTATCAAATCGAGAAATTTGATGCTTGCCATGCTTCTTAAAAAACGAACGAACATTTTTGATACTTGCATCCTGGTCAATACTGTCTATGCGTTCATATTTTATTTTTGGTCTGGTCATCTGTCCTCCTTTCTAATTAATATTTAATACTGCTTAGTTTGTTTGATGCAATTAGAAGACGAACAATATATTCCGTCATATTTTGTGCTTTGACATGCTCTACCCAAGCATCAATATTTTTACTACCAGAAAATATATCTAAATATTTTGGTGTTTCCTTATTTGGTTAATACGCCTGGAAACTAATCTTTTATTCATTTTTTTCTCCTATAATTGCTTCCGCAGGTATATCGATCTTGCTTATTGGTTTTTCATGGCTGCCATCTGTTTTTAGATTTATAAAATGACCAATCACACCATGAATATAGTTAAGCTGTGCCGTGTTCAATTTAGTTAGATCAACCTTCATCAATCAACCTCGAGTTCATCTTGTCTAAATTGAATATAAATAGCTGCCGTCTGATTCACACCATTAGATAAACGGTTGATTTTTGAAAGATTATCTTTTAATGGAACTTCTAAAGCCAACTTAATCGCTCCATTTTTAACTTGAATCTGGTCATAAGAACCAACTAACGATAGTCCATTAGCCTTACTTTCCGTTTGTGAATTGCTGTCTACTGGTACTAATTCAAAATTTTCCATTATTTAATTCTCCTGATAAATATTTTTATTGCGTCATAACCGGCATTGAAATGTTTTCTTGCTCTGGTTACTACGATTAGGTTGTCGTCTAAGATCACACCTGCTTTAACTAATTCGTCTTCTAAAGCCTTGGCCACATTGTCTAGATCCGACTTTGCGTGTTTAGCACACCAGAATTCAAAGGAAAATTCGTATTCTTCTGTGTTTTCCATTTCTGCTTGAATTGCTGGCCAGTCGGGTTTAGTAATTTCTAACCATCTTTTTCTAAATTCTGTATATCTTTTTGGATAATATGGATGGCCGAATCTTGGTACTTTAGGTCTGGATGCTGGAACGGCTTTGATTTTATATTCTTTAGCGAACATGCTTCTCTTGCCTTTCCAATAAAGCCTCTTTCTTTATTTCTAATTTGGTAATGAAGTGAACAAATTTATCCTTCTCTTCTTTTGATTTGACAAACTGAAAATCAAACTTATATCCATTAATGCGCTGGTCTATTCTTTTGATTTGATTACGGATAATCATGAGCTGTTAGCCTTCAATCTTTTTAAGGCTTTTAAGGCTTGGTCGTTAGAAACAGGCTTACCGTTGTTATCCAAATGGTCGTAATCAATGGCAACTTCTTTTTGTTTAACGTCAGCCTGCTTGTATTCCCACTTGATCGTATTGTTCAGTCTTTCATCAAAGCGGCCGTTAAAGATCGTTTCCGGTCTTAGAAACTGTTCGTATTCACTTTTGTCTTTCCAATGTAAACAGGCTCGATCAATTACGATCTTTAGGTCTTCAGGACTAAAGCCTTCGTTTAGTCTGGCAATGATCGGTTTGGTATTCTTCTTTGCTAGTAGATTGAACTTTCGATTACTCTGTTGGTTGAAATAGTTCAGGGCTTTTTTAGCAATCGTAATGTTTGGTGATATTGATTCGTCAGGCTTGCCTGACATAATGTTTTTATCTGTATCTGATTCTGTATCTGAGTCTGAGTCTGTTGCGTTACGTAGCGTTACTTGTAGCGCTACATCTTTCTTCTTATTAGATAAGAGTTCTTGCTGTTTCTTTCTTTCTCGAGTTCTTCGAGTACGTTCCCTTGTAAGTTCTCTAACTCTTTCCATGCCATCGATGTTTTGATGTTTTTCCCAATTGGTGATGGCAATCACGCCATCTTGGCCGATATCGATCATATTGAATTTGTTCAGGGTCGTAATTGCCAGCCGGACAACGTTTAAAGGCTTATTAAACAAAGTAGCCAGCATCTCATCGGTATAAGGCATGTTTCTTTGGATATAGATAAGTCCTTCATCGTTTGTCTTGCCGGCAAGGACCAATAATCTGATCCAGATGATTAAAATCGAATCGGATTCAGGTACAGATTGGATAAGACGAATCTTTTCATCATCAAACATCGTAGTTTTGAGTTTTATCCAATGTATCTCTGCCATTTACAGCTCCTTAAAACGGCAAGTTATCCATTACTGGATCACCGGTAGTTTGATTTTCTAAGGCCTGATCGACACCCTGATTGATTGAAGCTGTATCTTCTGTATCTGCTTTGGGACGCATTTCTCCATTTGGCTGTGAAGAAGCTTGTTTAGGGTTGTACTGGCTGATATTTGCAAAATACTTCCCGGCGTTCTTCCCTCTAGTAGCCTGACGCCAGCCAACCTGAACATTGATCTGTTTATTAACCACAGCTTCAGCGACTGGGCTTAAGCCATCGCCTTGAAAGTTGTAATTATCCGACTTGCCATTTGGGTCAACGGCATTTAACAAGGCATCGATCTTCCAAGCTGCTTTTTCGGTATTGTAAAAGCTGTCAAAAGGAATCAGTTCCCCTTCATGTTCGCCGTCTAATACTTGGTAATTAAGCGTCATTGTATCAGCCGCTCCGTTCTGGCTCTTTTGGGCTTGGTAATCATCTAAAATAGTTACGTTGTATCTGCCGCCTTCGTTTAGATATCTATTACCTTGCCCGTTTTCAATATGGTGTGTAAAACTCATGATGCTTTCTCCTCTGTCTTTTCTTCTTTAACTGTTTCAAATAAATTTTCTGGTAGTGTTTCTAAGCGGTTATCTAAGCGATTTTTAGCATAGGTCTGCTGGTCGGATGCTAATTGTATCGACCGTTTGCCTTTGACGTTGGTAATTCTGCCGACGACATCGAATAATCCAAGAAAACTGTTTCTAGCAATTTCGTTTTTAATCGATGGCATAAAGCGGGTCAGCTTGCCTCCGACTGGATCGGTTTCGTCTATTACTGATTCCCAAGCCGTGACATAAATCGTCTTGCCGGTTTCTCTTAGTAGATTGGCCAATTCGGCAAAAAATGATTGCAGTAAGGGATAGATATCGTAATTATTCTTACTGGACTTTGAATAGATTTCTAAGATCTCCGAATAAAGAAAACTGACATTATCCAAGATCAACGCATCGACTTTTTCGTTAAAGCCATAGCTTTTAATGAACTTAGGCAAAAATACATTTAACGTTCTTTTTTCGTCACTGTTCATTTCATAGATCTGGGTGTCGTTAAAGTCTTCAATCACATGATTTAATGACATATCAAAGGGCAATAAGATTTTGTTTCCGGGAATATAAGAAGCTGTTGTCGTCTTGCCGGTTCCACCTTCGCCGTAGATCAAATACATATCGCCTTTGGTGATGTAGTCTTTTGCGTTAATAAAAGCCATAGAATTCTCCCTTAATCAAACTTGACCCTGCTTTGTTTTTCATAAACAACTACACCATCGAGATCTTCTTGAATAGCATCGCCAAACTTCTTTTTAAGCTGCGTTGGTGATTTCAATACAAAGGCGTCTAGTCCGTATTTTTGATAAAACTTATTTTTGATCTGATCGTTATCCACGTTTAATAATTGCCGATTGGCTTGGGTTAAATGAATATGAACGAACTGTGATCCATTGATTAGGCGTTTCTTTGTTTCGTCTTCAACGTTTTTGATTGGGTTCTTTAAGGCTTTGATTGTATAAGCGATGCTTTCCAGATCTTCATTGCTTAATTCAGAAATAAAAGCCCTGCTTCTAAGCTGCGATACGTTGGCAACTTGGCCAACTTCGTCAATAACTCTAATTTCGTTACTCATGCTATAATTACCTCGTAAATTTGTTATTACTTCCGAGTGCAATCGGAAGTTTTTTTATTTGTATGAAAGTTTGTAACCTTTAATTTCTTTGCCAGTTTTGATGGCGTAATAAGCACTACAGTGCAGCTTTTTGCCGGCTTCTTTAAGGGACTTAATTTCAACCTGCTCGCCAGTTTCTAAATAAGTGGCAATAACCGGTTTTTGTTGTTTTTTAGCCTTATCCAAGGAAGCTTTAAAAAGATGAATGCCTTGTTTCATACCCTTAGCAACACGCCTAACCGTTTCATCACTTTCTTCTGATGTATAAAAGAAATGTTCAATTTTCGCCATCAGTCTTCGGCTCCTTGAAAAAATTCTTTTAAAGTCATATTTGATAGTTTCCATTGCACAATTGCCATTCCTATTAATGAGATACAGATTCCAGCAATTGCTCCGGCTGCTAGCATGGTGAGTTCTAAATTTATTAAATTATTCATAATTATTTATTTCCTTATTATTCTTTGTAAGCGTTTTTGTACTAGAATTAGGCTAATTTTTATTGTGAAAGGAGAAGGATTAATGTTCAAAAGTGGTGATAAACCAGGAGCCGGACGCTATAAATGTCTAACCTGTGGAGATATCATTTATCTGTTTAAAAACTCAGATATCCTACCCTTTTGTCCAGAATGCAAAGCTACAGTCTGGGTTAAATTCAGTCAGACGCTAAGTTAAATTTTTATTGAATATTTCTTTTTATAGATTTTCGATATAGTCATCGATTTGGCTTTTAAAAAACAAGATTTTGCCACCTATATTTTTTTCTGACACGTAATCCTTAAAATCACGGCTATATCTGATTCTTCGATCAAAGTTATCAACCGAGCATCTTAACTTCGTGGCAACCTCTTTTCTCGTTATTAGAAAAGGTTCAGGTTGAATGGATTTTGTTTTAAATTCTTTGTTATCAGCTATTATGTCGAGATCCTTTTTAATGTCTCTTAGAAGTTTTAATATATCTTTATTCATTGCTGGTTTCTTTCTAGATACTTTCTAAATATTCCTCAACTTGTTTTCTTGGAAATAACAATTTGTCCCCAATTCTTTTTTCCGAAACGGCATCCTTAAAGTCTTGTGTATATCTGATGTGTTGGTCAAAAAAGTTTGGTGAACACGGTACTTTTTTTGCTATTTCTTTACGTGTCATGAAAAACGTTTCTTCCATGTTCCCTCCTTATGTTGGTTGTAAATTATTTGATTTATACGATTTAATCGTACTTTGACCTAAAAAATTAATACTTTCAAAAGGCACTCCTGTTAATGCCGAAAACTGTGCCGCTTTATCAATACGAAAAAATTGTTCATAATTTTCATATTTTTGATAAGCACTCGTTGACATACCTAACATTGAAGCCATTTTCGACTGACTATTTGCAATTCTTTTTCTTGCATTTTCAATAGTTAGTTGAATCATTTAATCATCTCCTTTCCTTTTCAACATAAATAAATATATCACGATATAATCGTACTTAGGTTATAAATACTATTAGATTACATTTTTTAATAAAAACTTAACCTTTTTTGTATATAAATCGTATATAATATTGTGCGAAAGGTATTAAAAATAATGTCATTTGGCTTGAAATTAAAAGAATTAAGAAAGCAAAAAAAGATAACTCAAAAGGATTTAGGCGATCTACTAGGAAATACACCGCCTACAACAGTTTCCTCTTGGGAACGCGGACAATCAAAACCAAGAATGGATGTTGCTGCCAAAATTGCAAAAATTTTAAATACCTCTGTTAGTAATTTGATGGAAGATGAATTAGAAAATTATTCTAATGTTTATTCTAAAATATCAAACAGTTCTCTATCGCTACCTATATATTCTCATTTATTTGCTGGAATGCCAGATGGAGCGGAAGAGGATATTATTGGAAAAATTGAAATACCTAGTGGAATAGCTAAAAAATACGGCAGAAAAAATCTTTTAGCAGTAAAAGTCGAAGGTGATTCAATGAATAAAGTTATTCTCGATGGAATGATTGCTGTTGTAAATACGGACGATACTGAAGTTCAAAACGGCAATGTCTATGCTGTTATTATCAATGGTTATGCAAATACGCTTAAAAAAATATTTCAATATCCTGATCATATCAGGTTTGAACCAGATAGTTATAACCCGGCTCATAAGCCCTTTATTTATAAAGATGATCCAGATATTGGAATTAAAATTGTCGGAAAATTAGTCTATATGGCGCAAGATTTAGGCTAAAACACGTGCCCCGCCACGTTAATCCGTTTGGGAGAAAATAATATGTTTTTTGATAAAGAAAAGCATTTGAAAAATAAAGAAAAACGGCAAAATGAAAAACAAGAATATGAAAATATTCTGCAAAGTTTTGAAAAAACAAGCTCATTAGAATCTGAAAAAATTATTTTTAGTGATAAGAGAAACGAAGTTTTGATTAAAAAAACTCTTTTGGGTAAAAGATATTTTGTTTATCCATACAAAGAGATTATTGGATATAAACCAATTATTAATGGAAAAAGTATTAAGAAACATCATGGTATTACAAGAGCTATTGTTGGCGGAGCTTTGTTAGGTGGAGCTGGTGCAATAGTCGGGGCTGTTACAGGTGGCAAACAATATGATGTAGTGGACAAACTAGCAATAAGTATCTTTTTTAAAGATAATAAACAATTTGAAATGATTTTTTTGAATTCTGAAACAAAAACAGATTCATTTACTTATAAAACGCTTCAAGAATCATTTAATCTATTAGCAAACAAGCTAGAGTCAATTATTTCTATAAATAATGCTAATGTTACAGACTCTAAAAAAGTTAGTGATGCTGATGAAATTTCTAAATTCAAAGCATTGTTAGATGAAGGAACAATTACAAAAGGAGAATTTGATGCTAAAAAGAAACAGATATTAGGTTTGTAATCATTGCCATGTTAGTGGCGTACATAAGGAGCCAATATGATTAATAATCAAAAAGAAAAACATTTCTCATATCAATTAGAAAAAGCAATCAATGAGTCTGATCTTACTATGCCTGAAATTATTAGAAAAACTGGTATCCAATCTGCAACATTTAATAGATGGAAAGAAGGCAAAGTGCTTCCAAGACTATCTAGTCTAAAAAAACTAGCCAAAGTATTTGGAAAAAATGTTGCATGGTTTATCGGTTCTTTGTTATTTCTGATAGAGCTGAATTAATACATAAGGAGTAGCTATGGCAACAATTGCTTATCAAGCGAAAACAAAAACATACCGTGTTCAGATCATTACTCCAGATCATAAGCGTGTTGGCAAGTCAGGTTTTCATACCAAAACAGCAGCTAAAACATGGCTAACTGAAAACCAGCTTAAAATTGTTACTGGCCAATCAGAAGTAAATAGTTCACACCAATTATTATCTGATTATTTTAAGCATTGGTATGAAACATATAAAACAAATGTAACCGATATTACCTTGCACCAGTATGCTGTGACCGAGATAATTATTCGACGCTATTTGCCTAGAGCCAGATTAAATAATTTTACTCGTGAGCAATTTCAAAAATTTTTAAACGATTATGGGCAAGACCATGCTAGAGAAACTGTGGCCAAAAGAAAAACACATATTTCAGCTTGTTTAAAAGACGCTTACGAAGACAAAATCATTAATGAAGATATAACACAACGGTTAACATTGACGGGACGTGCTGGCAAGTCGTCAGAGCTTAAATTCCTAGAATATGGCGATTTTAAGAGCTTAGAGCAATATTCTTACGATCATCTCAATAACGACTCACAACTGGCTATTTTTATCGCTATACACACTGGCATGCGTATTGGTGAGGTTAAAGCACTAACGATTAAAGATGTTGATTTTGTGCATTCTAAAATTAAAATTAGTAAGTCAATGGATGGAAATGGTCACATTAAGGTTCCTAAAACCTCAGCTAGTAATCGTGTAATTAAAATAGATAACAGATTATTAGATGTATTTAAGCGTTTTAAGGGCGTTTCTGATTTATTGGTACAAGTTTCAAATGAAGCAGTTAATCACGTTCTAAAAAAAGATTTAAAGCACATAGGGGCAAAAGACGTTACCTTCCACGCCCTGCGTCATAGCCACGCAAGTTATTTATTATCTAAAGGTGTTTCAATTCAATATGTATCGGAACGTTTAGGACATTCAAGTATTGCAATAACGGAAAAGGTTTATGCACACATGCTGCAGACGCTCCGGGAAAACGAAGAAGACAAGGTCACTGATTTAATGAATTTTCAGTGA